TTCCGAACCCCGCGCCGTTGCTGAATCCGCTCGCTTTCTGCCTTTATGCCGGGGGGTATGTCAAACACAATCCACCCTTGCCTCTTTCTTAGGCGTCAACCTCTCCCCGTAAAGCCGCCTAATCTCGATTGAATCTAAATCCTTGCAATAGCACAGCATCGCTAATGGCAAAGCGTCTGAACCATGCAAGCAAATAGATTCATCGTTTCGAGGATTAGGGATAATCCGATATCCTCTTCCATCGCCGCTGAGAATCAAAACATCGTCTGCGCCGTGATGAATCTCTGTGATTTTATTTTCCGCATCATCCAAAATTCTAAAAATCATCTTGCCCCTCCTGTAGCTCATAAAATTCGCGCAACCCTTCGCTTAAGGACAAAGCACAAGCCCGCCCCTCAGCATCAAAAACGACCATGTTATGATCTCCGCCATGCGCCGCATTGTGACACCCAATGCAGAGACATTCGAGGTTATCCTGTCCTAATGTTTTATCCAGGTCCCCAATATCTGCCCCTGTAATATGTTCTCGATGGTGGCAAATCTCACCCACTCCACCACACCGCTCACAGACATAATTTTGACTCAGCATATACAAGCGACTGGCCCGCTTCCATGGTGCAGAGTGATAGAACTTCAGCCGCTCACGCTCCACTGTCGCCCGCCGCCTCTTCAGCCTTCACCTTATAGCTAATGCACTTCAGCAGGTTGTCGATTGTCCGACCCAGCTTCACATCATCCGAATGATCTCCAAAATACCAAAGCCGCAAGAGGAATCCCCCCACCGTCTTAACCAGGGGCTCATCTTCCTGTTGCTCAAGCGTCATGCCCGTCGCCACTTCGATATAACCGGGTATCGCCTCAACTAATCCTGAAATCAAATCATCGTTTACTCCTGCATCAACGCGCAAAATATCGCGCGCTTCTTCCAACGTCATAGCCTTCACCGCCTTTAAGAAAAAGGCGATAGGGGCATCCCGCACCTATCGCCCCATGATGAGAGGTGTTACATGGACGAATGCCCCCCGCCGCTGTTTCATCCTTGCCAGGACAAAACAGCGTCAGGAAGTCTTGTATACTCTTAGGCCGTCGCAACGGACAGCTTGACAAACGCCTCCGGCACAATCGGCTTGCAATCCGCAATAGCAAGCGCCCGATAGTCAATCAGGCCCTTCTTAAAGCTGCTCTCCCGGCTCGCCTCAATAGCAATACCTTCAGGCAGGTTATAGGCCATATACTGACCAAAGTTGCCCAATACGGCCACATCATCCGGGATGTAATCATCGACGACAACATCAAGCCCGAGAATCCTTCCGATGTGCTCACCCTGGGGATCAGCGATAAAAATAGGCCGCTTGGCAGTATCCGTCAGGCCATAGAAGCAGTTATACAGCGTCGCGTTATTCATCGCCCATCGTGCCCCGTTCGCGTATCCGCGATTTAGCAAGGCAACCGTCGCGACGATATCCCGATAAGAGATAGACGAGCCCGCAGCAACCGTTACGGAGTTGTCATTATTCCACGTGATGCTAGACAGAAGGCCAGTCCCCTGGCCGCTCCCCGTCCCGTTTACAATGGCGGAATCGATAGCGCCCATGATGGAAGCCGTTAGCTCATCCGTCAGATAAGCCTCAAAGGCCGGGATAGACATAGCTCGAACCTTGGCAGAGATACTAAAAATCTTCATAAGCTCATAGCCGCCGAAAGTAACCGCCGTGGGCGTTACTTTCTCGGTATCCACCGCCGCGCCTTCTGTGTGCCATGCGGCCGGGCTTGCCGGAGTGCCAACAGGCACACTGATATTGCTAGGAATCGAGAAAGCCCTGCAAGCGGAAATGAGGCCGCCCTGAGTGCCCGCCTTCCTGACAACCTCATCAAGCGTCTGCATCGGGATAACCGCAGCAGCATCGCTCGAACTCGTGAACTTATCCGCGCGCGTCTCTGCGTTATGCATCGCCGCATTAAACGCCGCAGTCTCGACGTCCGTCATAGGACGCCCCAGAAGATGCTTATAGAAGGCGTTTCGATATTCAGGCGTGCCCGTCACATCATCGCCAAAGGAACGCCGGGTATCCGCGCTCATGGCGTCGCGAACAGTGAAGCCGCCGCGCTCCCTGTCGCCCCTGTTGCGCTCCTTCCTTAAGAGGGCGTTTTCCTTCGCCTCTTTCAGCCCGCGCAGCTCCACGTTAAGCGCCTCAATATCAGCCTCGGGATTATCATCAATCTCTTTATCGATAGCCGCCGCGCGCGTCTCAATCTCATCAATACTCTGGCCCCTGTAGGCGTTAAAAGCCTCTGCCACCGTTCTAAACTTCATGGCTAAAACCTCACTTTCAAAATTTGGTTTGCTAAAATCTTCGCCCTATTTCGGGCCTCTAAGGAAAGAAGCCCAGCGCTCATGGCGCTTCGAGCTTCAACGCTTGCCGCCGGGTATGCCGGGAAAGGCACAACGCTACACTCAAGCACTTTATCAATTCTGCTTATTGTGCGCGTATTCGTCCGGGCTTCGTAGCTATCTCCGCCCTTGCGTACAACAAAGGCAAAGCTCATCCCTGACAAATCCCCACGTCGCACCGCCTCATATACTGCCCGCGCATCTTCCGTATCCGCCAGCGTCGCCCGCATCTCTAGCCCTGCCGGGCTGATTGCAAGCTGCATCGTTCGCGGCGTCCGCGCAAGAGGCACCCTGCCCAAGTCATGATTAAAAAGCAATCTAACGTCGGTCAAGTCCGCGCTATCAAGCGCTCCCCGCTGTATTACCTCGATATACTCTCCTGCCGGATCGCTTATCTTGGTAGGGACGTCAAACACGATTGGCCGCCCCTCCAGAATAAGAGCTTGCCCCCCTGCCGGAGTGGCCGCTCGAATTTCAGCAAGTCTAAGCTCCTTCATCGTTCGCTACCTCACCTAGTTGATAAGCATTCGCCCTCGCCGCATCAACAACATTGAGCGTCTGAAGCCGCCGATCTCCATCCGGCACAGACGGCAAATTCAAAACCTCAAGCGCCTGGTTAATAGTCAGCAAGCCAAGGGGCACAAGCTCTTTGAGGAGCTCGATCTTAGTTTTATTGCTCACAAACTGAAGACGACCCGATTCAAAAATTACATGATTGCCGAACGCCTGCTCCCGCTCCGTAAAAAGTTTTGCCGTGAACTCAAGGCCAAGCGCCAGTGCGAAAGGCTCAATCACCGATTCATAGAACGCCGCAAACTCATCCTCGGAATACGACGAATCAACAATTTTTTGAGATATCCCCAGATACGAGAAAATCTTAGCCCGTATCGCCGCGCTCTGTTCTGCGTCAAGTAAAAGCGGCTTGTGCTCCAATGGCGTAAAGCTCGCCTTTTGATCAAGGGCCACAATTCCAGAACCATTCTCTAAACTCAGATAATCCGCCACGAAAGAATCTTTCATCTCACGCAGCAAATTTGGGGCCAGGATTTGCTCAGATTTCAAAATGCCTCGAATGGCCGCCCCGGCTCGAATGCCCGCAGTAATTCCCACATTCTCAGCTTGCGCAGCCTCAAGCGCCGGGATTATCGCGGCGTTGCTATCGCCTAGCAGCTCGCCCCGGTTGAAATGCCGCCGCAAGTGAATCAAATCCCGATAAGGAAAAATTCTCTGCTTACCGTCGGAGAAATTGAAGGACACAAACAGCTCCCCCGCACCATCCTCAAGCATCTGCACGCCCTGGGCCGTGATGGGATAGAATCCCGCCACGTGCCCCGCGTCATCCCGATAAACCAGGGCAAAGGCGTTATTGCTCAAAAATAAATGAGTCGCCACCTTGTACAAGAAATCATAGGCGCTCATGTAAGAATTCGGCCTCACTTGCAATAGCCGCGTCAAATGCGCCTCCCCCGCCCGCCGCTCATTCTCGGAGTATTGGACAACGTGAGACCCTTTCAGCTTGGCCGCGTTTCGCGCTATCGCGTCCACGCCAGCCCGGAAAATGTCATTCGCGTATGCGTCGCCACCATAGGCGGAAAAACTCCCTGCCCATGGTAGGTTTATCATCTTTATTTGCGTCGCCGCCTGTCTGCGACTGAAAATGCGCGTTAAAATATTCATGCCTGTATTGTATCAGCGAGTATGTCTTCATGCCATAAAAGCATATCAGTATTACTGCTGATTTTTGACTTTATTTGACATTTGAGTCTCTAGCGCATCTTATAAAAATCATTGGGCTAGTACCTCGCCGAAAAGTAACACTCACAAATATTTTTACGATGATCAAGGCGCATCAAAAAAGCGGCCAAAAGGCCGCTTTAATATTTTGCTGCTCTAGCTGCAAAGTATTGCTATAACTTTATTTAACCCCTGTTTCTTGGGTTTAATGGTAGCCACTTTTGGGGGGGTAAGGTAGCCACTTTTGGGGAATACCTCTGCAAGATTTGGGTGTACTCGCTCACGTCTATTATCTCCTATACATGTAAGGCTACTAAGCAAAATTCAGTGATAATCAATACTCACTTGACTTTTTATGCCTATAATGATAATATTTATAACAACAAGGCATGGCGTGGGAGCAAGGGGTATCAGCTCGTGACAAAATGGCCCTTTGTGGTGAAGAATAACAACGGGCGTTGTTCTCCACAGACAATGACAGTAAAGGCGACTGGGTTTCCAGCCGCCTTTTTTATGTCCTCTAAAAAGTGCAGCCTAATAGCCGCTCATCCGTAAATAATTCCTTTTTTCCCTTTTTGAGCATTCTCACGTAGCTTGTTATAAAACACTTGTCGCCGCTCAGCTTTATCAGGTTCTAAAACGCTACCTATTTCTTCCATAATGAAGTTAAAAGCCGGATAAAAGAAAAACTTAACTGTATCACCCGTTCGCCCATTTCGATTTTTTAAGATTACTGCTTCAACATGTCTTGGGTCTTGGCGCTTGGCCACATTAACATCAAAATTCTCCCCCCCCGCTCCCTCAAGTTGCAAACCTAATAAAATGTCACTGCTATACTCTATTCCTCCACTCTCTTTGAAACTCTCCATAGCTACAGGGTTTTTATAATTAACTCTATTAAAGCTAGATATAGCAATCACTAAAGTCTTAAAATCTCTGCTAATGCGCTTTAATTCAAGAACAGCCTTATCAATATTCTTTTTATCTGTCGCCCTTGGGTCGTCAGGTGCCAATAGTTGAAGATAATCAAGCACAACAATAGGGACTTGCCCCGTAATCTTGATATGTTTCTCTACATCCTTCCTGATTTGCGCTACGCCAATATCCCCCATCCCCTCAAGGATAAATACATGACCACCATAGCGATTATATGCCGCCTCCGCTTCGCGAATAGCTATGATGTCCGTTTCATTAAAAAGCTCATGTCCCTGCCCGTTAAGTATCTCCCGTGTAGTTTTTGCCGTTTTCCCATTGCCCCCTATCGCCTCGAATGTTTCCCGGCTAATCGAGCGGGCCATCAGTTCATGTGCGCTCATCTCCAGCGAAAAAAACAAAACATCTCGACCAGATTGGCGCTCGTCACCCCTTGCGATGTTATCGACAATTTGCAAAGTTAAAGCCGTCTTCCCAAGGCTAGAAATAGCTCCCAGAATAACAAGCCCATCGTACAGCCCGCCACCTAAACTATTATCCAGCGATATGAAGCCCGTGCTTATCGGTGGAGTGCGCTTGTTATACTCAACTTCTCGCAAAAAACTTCCCATACGCCCCCGAGCCGTAACAGAAAAATACTCATCGCGCTCTCTCTTTGCCCGCTCATCCTCATAACTCAATGCCTCATCCACAGCGCCCATAAAAGAAAATTCATTCGCAACGAGGGCTGCATTGGGGTCTTTATGCTCGCCAGCGATATTTGCTGGCCTAAAAGTTATGCCACGCCGCCCTAGTTCCTCTGCCAATTTCCGCGTTGCCTTTTCGCCGTTTTTGTCGTTATCGAGACACAGCAACAGGGGGTGTAGCGGTTGAATCTTATGATCATCGATATATCGCAACAGGGCGTCTATATTCCCCGTGCTGCCAAGTCCTACAGCCTGAGCCCCACACTCAATGATAGAAAGCGCGTCAATCTCTCCTTCTGCAACGAAGACAGGGGCATCCTCAGACAGCGCCGCAAGATTGAACGGGACAGAAGGGCCGCGCTTGCGCACTCGGTTATTTTTCTGTTCTTCATCGTCGGCCTTGACACCAATATTGCGAGCAACACAATTCCCTTGGCCCGTTGGAATAATGACGGCCTGCCACGTCTGCGCCTCAGCTTGGAAAGCAGGATCAAAGCCTATCCCAAAATGCTGTATTGTTTTGGCACTAAGGCCGCGCCCCTTGAGATACTCCATACCGGGGCTACCTTCCATCCTGGCCGCGCACTCTTCAAAATAGGCCGCAAGATCAGCCCCCTTGCCCCTCGGCTTTTCCGCTTGCTTGGCCTTATAAGAAGAAGTCCCCCTGTAAGAAGAAAAAGAATCCTTTCGCTCAACCTCAATGCCGTAGTGCTCATAGCCCCACGAGAAAGCATCAGCGGTTGATAGATTTCGGTCCATTGCGATAAGGTCAACGATGTCTGCTGAGAAATCGCAGCTAAAACAATGTACTCGGTTATGAGCCTTATCAAAGCCCATGCTGGGGTTTCTGTCCTCGTGAGCCGGATTAAGGCACCTGAAGTTGCGCCCCGTGTTCTGTATCCCGTGGAACTCTCCAAGGTAATCTGCTAAAAATCGTCTCAGTTCCTCTCGCGCTGCTTCTCGGTTCATTGTAAAATACCTCCGTCATGTTTAGGTTGCCCTCTCAAAACTGAGGGGCTAGGAAGCGGGGTGTGCGGCCCCGCTTTTCCTTACAGGACTATTTTATTCTTTGTTCTTGAAAAAAGAGAGGGGGGCAATTCAGCCCCCCCTCTCTTTTCCTTTACAGAGCCTGAAAGGCCTGTAAAGCCTGAGGGGTTTTTGAGAAAATCTATAAGTATTTGCGGTTACTTGTTTTAAGCCCAATTTTAGCAGGTGCTATGGTAGCCAGTTTTCGGGGGGTATGGTAGCCAGTTTTCGGGGGGTATGGTAGCCAGTTTTCGGGGGGAGTAGAATTACTTATTATGAGATTTCTTGACCTTGTTTGATTTTAGAATGAGATTAATTTTAGCTATCTCTCTCCCTTCTTTTTCTTCTGTATATCCTTCTATCTCACCTTCTTTTGTCCAGTAATCGAGTATTGCCCTTACGGCTTTGCGGATATCCTGCTTTTTGTCCTTTAAGCTTTGCTTATTTCCCTTTTGTATTCCTTCTTCAATTCGCAAATATTCATAGAGCGTATCATAACGAATGACAGGCCCTATATTGCTTTTTTCGTTTTTCGCGCTTTTGATATGCCTTGCAAGATATCCCTTAAGCTCGATATTTGTTTCTGTATTATTAATTGGCGCGTTTAACATTTTAATATCTATTCGTGATATTTGTCCTTTCCCCTCCGCATAATCGTACAAGGGCGACGAGGATAAAATCTGAATAGAATCAATAACGATTTGCCCATTAAGCTCCGCTACTTCAATCCGCTTTGAGGGCAATAGGGCACCCTCAAATTTCGCTTTTTTGTTTAGACTAGCCGCAAGCTCTGCTCCAGAATCAATCGTGATTTGCACCCCTCGTAAGATTCTCAAAGAACGTATTATGCGCTCTCTCATAACTGGAGGTAAATCAGTTTTTTCTTTATTCCCTGACAGTGCTTGATAAATCATTTGCGGCGTCATAACTTCATTTCCAGCTTTGTAAAGGCTTGTCGCTACGCTTAAAACTTCCCTATCAAACGGTCTGAGCCTATCCCATGCCGGAATATCAACCCCTTTTATACGCATCTCTTCATAATCAACTGATACAACTGTTATTATCGGTTTCCCTCTTTTTTTAGCCGTGGTTAAATGAGAATCGTTGCTATACATATCCTTGCTAGTATCAAATAGCGACTTGCTTATTTTAGTTGTGTCCACAATAAGTTCCTGCGCTTTTTGAGTTTGTCCCTTATAGATTGGGACAGGAGATAAGCTATTTCCTGTACTCTCCCCCGATATGGCGGCTTCTAAGTCAAGAAAACTAAAATCTTTGCTTATATGGTTGGGGAGTTCCTCAATGTTTTTTAGATATATCTCGTACACCCCTTCATCTTCTTTCCTTAATCGCTCTAACTTGTGGGTCATCCTGGCAACAATACGCCCGCGCAAAAAGTCTGAGGAAAGGGCAATATCTTTTATTTCGTTAGAGTATCCCTCCCAGCCTTTTTCTTTTAAGAGACGCCACGCACCGATTAAATAACAGAAGAGGCAATGAAAATCCGTTTTCCAAATTTCCGAGCTATCTTCATTCCCTTTTCCCTTTCTCGCTACTTTTTCCGCTGCTATATCGAGGGCGCTCTCTATCTTTTCTCGTAAATCTGGCGTTATCTCCACTTCAACCCCGCTCCTTAATAATGTATTATGTAATCTATTATTATCTATTTCATTATTACTTATCTTTTAGTATCCTAACCCACGTCCCCTGATAGCGGCTTTTAGATTCCAATATCCCAAAGTTCTGCATATGTCGCAGCATCTTCAAAGCAGAAGCGCGAAATATCCCAAGCTCTTTTAGAACTTCACCAAGATTGATAACGCCTTCCTGTTTATCGCCCAGGGCGCGTTTTATTCCTTCCAGGAGATTCTTATGGTCTATTGGCATTTCTCCCGCATCATATGCCTTTCGCACTGGAGAACGGTCGCTATAGTCTTCTCTACAATTTGGTATTCCATAAGAATCTTTTTTCCTGGCGTTTCCCGTTTTATGTTCTACTTGCTGTTCTGTATCGTGCGTTGTATTGCGCGTCGTGTTTGTTTCTAATGTCTTACGTGCATTGTCTCTCACGCCTGGCATAACAATATCACCTCAATACATATTACGTTATCACTAATTACCTTTTCTTTAAGTACGTCATAACAAATTACCATGGGTCTTTAAAATTCCCTTTCAACATTTCCCGATATGCACTCCATATGCGCCGATATAGAGAAAGAAAAGGCGCTTGCTGTCTTTCATCCATATTTGCGCACCATGGACGGCCAAGAGCTATATTGCGCGGGATGTTCCTGTTTTGGGGTAGACGCCCCGCAACAGGATAGCCCTGCTCCGTCATTACGCCCTCAATCTCTCGCGCCGTTTGTGTGCTTTCAGCGAAGTTCTTAACAAGCGCCGCTTGCTGAAAACCCAGCCCGGCATCTTGGACATACTGCCAAGCTGCTCCAAGATTCGCCACGGAGTGCAAATCGGCCCATACAGGTATTAGAACCATATCCGAAAAATTCAGCGCCTCCTTTATGGTTTCGTTCATATCAGGATGCACGTCAACGACATAAAAATCAACATCCATCTCCGCAGCGTTATCAGGGATATGAGTAAGGACTTGTATCTTGTCAAATGCTCCCCCAGTCAGGTTTAAGTCGTCGGATAAATTATGCTGTTGGTCCAGGTCGAACACTAACACCTTAAGCCCCTTTTGAGCGGCGATTTGCGCTAAAATCAGTGAGATAGTAGTCTTCCCAGTGCCCCCCTTATAATTCCATACGGTAACCGCTAATTTATCCATTACCTAGCCTCCTATTTCGTTCTTTCTGATTACCTAGCCCAATTAGGTAATAGTTTATCATGCCCCCGTTTTCTATTTACATCCGACAATCTCCAACGCATCCCGGAACGCAGTTCGGTAAACAATAAATGCGAACTCCATTAAGTAATCTACGCGTGCGTCAATCAGGTTTGTGACAATGTCCCATTGTCTAGGCGAAAAGTCTTTCTCGTGTTCTGCGTGCATCTTGCTCTCATGTAACGCTGGGATTGTCAGATCGTCAAACAGCTCTGCCTCATCCAGCAAAGCAAGAACTCTTGCTCTTGCTAATTCGTTACCACCATCAATCATTTTTTTGTTCTCCTTTCCCTTTTTAGGGGTTCTGAAAATTCGCCTTTTCCGCCAGCCTGAACTCCGATTATTTAGCTTTCCCATCGCATCCCCCTCGCGTCATAGTATAGTGTTACCCGTCTGGACAGTTCGTAACTTTCCTTTACAGGCCCCTCGATAGCCTCACCTCTTTTTGGGGGTGTGCCCCCTCGTGTTTATGATGATATTCTATCGATTAAAATCAATATATCAATAGGTATTTATGCTTATAATATTATGTTGATAGATGATAACAAAACTTTTAGAATATAGCGTTAGGAAGCCTTTAGAAAGGGGTTGATATGTTATGCCGTTAAGTGATACATTTGTGACAGCACCACAGGCCGCCACTATTATGGGATTGTCTCATAGCCGTGTTCATGTACTATGCCGTCAGGGGCGCTTTCCGTCCGCTGAGTTTATCGGCTCTACTTGGCTTATCCCCCGTAGTGATATTGAAAATTTTAAGCGCTTGCCAGCAGGCCCCAAAGGCCGCCCGCCTACTCGTGAAGAGGACGCCGCCTTTATCAAAGAGACACTAGCAAAAGCGCAAATCGGAACTTCTGAGAAATGAAACCCGCCCCCGTGCGTCTGGCCGTCATGGCCGCGCCGGGGGCGTTCTGTTCCTAGCACAAACGCCCCTAGCCGTAAGGCCGGGGGCGTCCGTGTTAAAATGGTTGCACCTCGTGTGGCGGCAACCACACAAGGAAGGAGAGCCCCCGACAGCACGCCGGGGGGTTGTCGTGAGGAACTTTCCCCCGGTACTCTAGGGGGGTGAGAGCGAAATGCTTAAGGACTTTGCGTCCTTACTTCGAGCAGCAGCCCAGCTCATTACCGCGATCGCAACTCTGATCAGCCTCATCAAGCGAAAGTAGGCGAAAGCCTCTAACTAGGCGTAAGCCCGGTTGGGGGAGGACGCCCCCGACCGGCAGCCAATGTTTTATGCCCGCGCTCTCCCGGGCTTTTTCCCTACAGGCCATTATAAAGATTTCCCGTGTTTAAAGTCAAGGTCAAGATAAATTAGCGCCCTCCCGCGCTTATCTTCTCAAGGGATATAGTTATTGCTAAACATCGCTTAGCAATATTAAAAAGACCCTGGTTTGAAACGTTTTTCTTGTGTCATTTTTTTGTTTTGGGGGGCTCTTTCCCTTGTCAAGCAGCGTGTGAGAGAAGGCCCCAGGGGCCGCCGATTGCACGCGGGGCGCATGGCGGGCAATCCTCGTAGAGGATTTGTCCGACAAGCGCCTGCTTGTCCCCCGCATAATAAAATAAAATCTTGCATTGTAGAAACGAAATCTTGAATTTAGAAACGGAATCTTGCAAGGTATAAAAAACATCCCCCTGTAGCCCCTCACAGGTGGCCCTCCTGGCGTTTTAGATACCCTTTAGGGGGAAAGTATGCCTAAAAAATTAGAGGGGCTTCTAGGCCCCTCTACGTCGCTCTAGCTCATTCTTCATTACAGGTCGTTATCCCACAGACATATAAGACCTTTCGGCAAAGCTCCGCCAAACGGACGCGACAGGTCCCCGCGCTCATTTGCATTCCTGGCGGCTTGCCGCGCCCATTCCAGCCTGATAAAAGAAGGTCGAAAAGATGTAGATACTCCTTGCCCCGCGATGAGCCCTCCGCAGCTATCAGCCTTAGATGCTCGTGCAGTCTCCGCACTGGCTCCGCTATGGCGACAATCCGTCGCAACTCTTCACGCGCTTTCTGCCCCTTGCCCTCAATGGCTATAACACGATCTCCAACGGGATCAGCAGCCCCTTCTCTGCGCCCTGCGCCGTCGTATGTTATAACCCTGAGAGAAGAACGCTTATCGAGTTCCAACAGAAAATCCTCGAGCTCTTCACGTCGCCGCTGAAGGTTAGGGTATTGCGTTATGAGTTCTATAGCTCGCTGTTGCTCTTCCTTCTCCATGCCGCCGCCCTCCGACGAGGTTAGGCGCTATAGGGGCGCAACTCTCCCTGCCTTGGTATATCGTCGCAGTCCTTCACGTAGACAAACAAATCGCCTCGGTAATCGTCCTGAGTGTCTACCCGTGTAATCGAGTACCACGTCTCACGGTATAGCACGAAGTCACCCACCGCCACATCTGACCGGTAATTAAAAACAAAATAGCGCTTCTCTTGCATGTCCGCCGCCCGCAATGAAGTAATGACATCCTGCGAAAGCTGGCGCGCATAGCACCATAACGGGGCCGGGCTGATTGGGATATACGCCGTACTCCCCCCGCCCATCCCGTCGCTAATCATCTGGCGTTTGAATATCTGCGCTTTTTTGTCCTTCAGAAAAGCCATGATTAAACCTCCGTTGCGACGTGAAGCCGCTGAAACTCTCCAAGATGCTCATAGAGCCCCACATAAGCATCAAGCAAACTCGCAAGGCCGTCTATCCGGTATTTAGGGTTCCTTTGTTTTATGGGCAGTATGTTCCCGTTCCTATCCTCAGTCACGCCAGTATTGGCAATGCACCATTTAAGCAAAGGATTGTCGTTGTAATTGATCTTCTTCGCTCGAAGGTCCGCCTCAAGCATCTGCAAAGGCCCCGAGAGAGTTTTAGCCCCTTGGATGCAGCGAACCATCTTGAAGCCGTGTCCCTCCATTTCCTCAAGCCAATAACGTGCGCTGTAGCTGTCATAATAAATCCAGGCCGGGGTGATCTCGTACCGCTCTAGCATCTCAACAAACCACGCGGTCACATCCGCATAATTTATTGTGTTGCCCGCGCATAAACGCAGCAGCCCAGCCTCTTGCCATTTGTCATAAGGTATCTTTTGCTCCCGTACTCGCTCAGTGAGATTGTCGCCAGGTAGCCAATACATCTGGGTCACGTAGCGCTTGCCGCTCGCATCCAGAAAAAGCAAAGTGGCGCATGTCAAGTCGCCTGTGCGAGAAAGATCAGCGCCGCCTATGGCGTAGCACCCCCGGAACCTTTCAAGATCGAATCTCTCAGGATTGTCTATATCGCTCCACGTGAGCCACGCTGTGCTTGTAGTTGCTCGAACGTTGAAATCCTTGCAAAGCAGCCCGGCCAAGTCTCGCGGGCTGTTCTTCGCCCGCTCTACCTTCATCATGAGGTCATCCAGTTTCTTGATAGTGTTTAAGCCAGGGTTGGCCTTTTCCCACGCCATAGGGTCACGCCATTCCGCCTTGCTATCAAGCTCATAAAGCACCGGTAGAAAGGAATCATCCTTAATACTGCCATCGACAACTGCGCAGGCGTATTGATACAAATCATCATAAACGCCCTCGCGCAGCGTGCCCGCTGTGGTAATCGCCACTAAAAGAGGTTGACGCCTCGCGCTTTGCGAAAGCTTCATAACCTCATACAAATTTCTATCCTCGATACTGTGCAACTCATCAACCACGACAAGATGTGCGTTGAGGCCGTCTAGTGTGTTTGAGTTTTTTCCTAAAGGCTGCATCCTGCTAAACGTCAACGGAAAATATAGGTCCGTCTTGCGTTTCTTGACTACCTCTAGCAAATCTGGGGACTGCTTGATCATGTTGTGCGTCTCATCGAAGATAAGCCGCGCTTGCTCCTTCTTAGTGGCGACACAGTACACCTCCGCCCCCGGCTCACCGTCCCCTAGCATCATGTACAGGGCCAGGGCGCTTAAAAGTACGCTTTTGCCGTTCTTGCGCCCGCAAAGAAAGAACGCCTCACGAAAGCGGCGCAGCCCAGTCTCTCTATGAACAAAGCCAAACAAGGCCGAAATGAAAGCCTTTTGGAAAAGGGCCAGTTTTAGCGGCTCCCCTCCCCACTCGCCTTTCGAGTGGCGACAAAACCGCTCGATAAACTTAATCGGCCGTTCCGCCTTCGCCTCATCAAAGATAAATGCGCCGTCTGTCGCGCTCGTCTCCGCTGCCAAACGCTCATAAATTTTTCTCACTCGCTTGGAGACAATGCACCGCCCGGCGCGGATTTCGTCAAGATATGCGTTTATGTAATTCATTGCTCTTTTAAAAAATCATAGACCGCATTAGCCCGCTCTGCCTCTGGCACTTTTCCGAGAAGCTCGTTGAATTGACGATAGAGCGTCCCGTATCTGGCCACAAGTTTTGTATAGCTCGACATGGCGGGCCGCTCACGCGTGAAAGTTTGTTCGCCCTGTTTGAATGGCTCCTCTGGCCCATGCTCTCTAATAATTTCTTTCAGCTTGCCCAAAGCTTCATTGATAAACACCAGCTCCTCGACAAGTTGACGCGCGATATACTGACGCTCAACGGGGACACGCTGTAAAAGTTTCTCAAGTTCCGTTATTTTCTGCTTCTTCGTTTTCTTCGCCATTGATCTCACCACATCTCAGTTAATCCCCGCTCATAAAGCCTCAAAAGAGAGGCATTCCGAAC